TCCAAGTCAATCAGAGAAGATTTTAATTCGGCACACATTTTACCGAATCTGTCCATACCTTCAATACCAGACATAAATTTGTAGGCATTGTTAGTATCAAGTGTTGTAGCTACCAAGCTAAAATCGGAAACACCGAGGTTAGTTGGGTTGTCGCCGTTTGACCCGCCACCAGCATTGATCTGGGAAGCTGCCGAAACGATGTAGTCTCTTAAGATAAGGTCTTCAGCTTGACGCATTGCAACTGCAAGTCTTTCCGATACCCAGGCGAGTACGCCTTCTTGGTCTTGGAGAATAACTTGTTCGTTGATGATGCAACCGGTACCAAAGAATGCCATTTGAGCATCGATGATATCGCGTTGTGGAACTTGAGCTGGAGGATCAATCCCTGAGTTACCCAATTGGATGGTAGGAGGGGTTAGTGCGCGTGGGCGCATAAATCTGCAAGTTGTACCGCCATTAGCTGGCATAGAAACTTTGTCACACACGGTGATGTAGTTCATGCTAGGTGTTGGCACATACAACATAGCTGGCGCTAGGGACTGCAAAATCATTGGCCCTAAGTTGCCAGTAGTAGTAATAGACATATCAAACCTATAAATGTAGGTTTTTATTGATATGATGATCGGTAGACGAGCCTAAATTACATCAGTTCTCGATCATATCTATGATGTGGGTGCGAATTCCACTACGCGACTGCCCATAACGCAGGACTTGCGTAACTTCAAAATATCATATTAAAATATTTAGTCAACTACTTAAACTCCAATGTGCAGATCCTCTATTTTTATTTTCTCTTGCTACACGGATGTTTCTATCTATCCATTCCTTTTTATTCATGATGAGAAAGTCGGAAACTTTGGTATTTGAATCGGGGGAGTTGTCAACTTGGTCATAGCAGAAGTTACAGAGGAATCGCAGCTTTCCTGCGTGCATTACGGATGTTCCTTCATTCACGCTTTCTTTACATTTGACGCATTTTCTTTCCATTTTTCTCCTAGGAAAGTGAGGTGTACGCTTTTCCCGTATACCTCACCATGTAAAGCAGCTTTACAGACGCAATCTATTTTTTAGTTCTTGGAGTTTGGCATAGGCATTCTTTTGTCCTGATGCACTAAAGTCTCCTTGACCAGCATAAGGTGCAGATCCTACACCAGAGGGCTGATAATAGGGACCTTTGCGGTTAGCATCGATCTTATCTTGAACACTTGATTGTTTCGCTTCTGGCTGATCAAGACCGAGTGCCTTAATGTTGTTGTAAACGAGTTTTTGACGCTCAAAACCATCTGGCATTTGCAAAATGGATTCAGCAAGTTTAGGGGCTCGTTCTGCAAATTTATCGGCTTTTTGAAGGATTTCATAAAAATCGGTATGTTGCTCTAACCAAAATTCTTTTTTTAGCTCTTCTTTTGCAGCATATTTTGCCTGTTCCATCCCCTTTTGAATGTCTGATTGGGTTTGCTGGCCAAGTCTATTTAAGGTCTTGCTAAGTCTTTTATGATCCACATAGGGCTCATCGGTGTCATCATCATCCACAACAGCTTGTTGCTTCATCTGATTTAATCTTTGTAATTCCTTTTCCATTTCAAGCCTTGCAGCGCGCTCCTGAGCTAGTTTTTGTTCCAAAGCGCGGAAATTCATTTCCTTGCTATTGGCTTTATTTTCGGCTGCTGCACCTTCTTGTGCTTGATTTTGTAAGGCGGATTCTGTCATATCTAATATATCCTCTGCCCGTAACGCTGGGCTGCGGTTGGATTTGGCCTCACTAAACTAAATATTTTATTTAAAGGCAATAGGCGGTATTGCGTGAAGAAATTTGTCATTAAATGTTGGAAAGACGAACTACATATTGAAGGGGATGAATATGAGTCCACAGATAAGTGTATACACGTTTTAAGAAACGGTGAAAGAATAGCATCTTTTACCTGTTGGGAATATATCTTTACCGACGGAGAATGTGTGAAGGTGCAAATTGAAGATAAATAGACTAGAAACCCATGATAGACTAGAGCATTTTAAGAAAGATCAAGAAGCGAATATCTTCAAAGGGGCCGAAGATTGCCTGAAAGTCAATCCTCTTTCCTTAGCTTTACAGGAAAAGTCGCCTTATATTTATATATTTGCCCATCCTAGAACTGCTGATGATGGCGTTACAAAAGTTATGTATTGGCAACCTCGTCTTACTAAGCCAAAAGCTCAGACAAACTCTTATCTCTTCAGGGCGCAATCTAAAACGGATATCATAGATGTATGTTGGATGCTTCCTCCCCGCGAGCAATGGCAGCAATACGAAAAAGGAAAAGTCACAGAAAACGAGATCGTCATGTGGTCCATAGATCAGTTTATGAATAATCGTGATGGTTTAGAATCTGCAGATCCAAAAGACCTTCCCGATGATGTTATGTGCGCAATCTATGGCCAGGTTATTGCAGAACATAGAGAGCATCTAATGCGAGAAAAACTCTATAATGCTAGCCTTAACACAAAACTTGGAGTGTTTGAAAAGATTTAGGCGAGATTCTTAGGAGGCTTGTTAAGTTTCCCAGAAGGCACGGGAGAATCGTAATTATCCCTTACGCGGCCAACTTTAGCTTTTAGGCCAGTTCCGTAGAAATCCCCCATTCCTTTCGAGGAATTGGAGGTATGCCATTCTTTATTGGGTTTTAGGGATTTCATAAAGATTCTCTCCTAGAGCACATTGAGGACATTCCCATTGACTTAACTCATTCCTTGGGACAAATTCTTTGAAACCACAATAAGCGCAAATAACATCTGTTGGATAATCGTAGGGCATTTTACCCTAAATCATCATCTTGCAAAGTATTCACTCTTGTTTGTGGAAGGACATCAACCACGCGTAAGGGATTGCCTTTATGCCCAACTGGCTGACGATGACCTACACCATAATGCGTTCCGGCGTTAACAAAGTTGCTCGAACGCTGATCATATTGAGGACATGTAAAATCCCAAGGGGAATTAACGCCATCTTTAGGCTTATCTTTTTTATTCTGATCTTTAATACGAATAGGATCGGCAAAGCCATATTTAGCATTCTTTAAAGTGCTACGATTTTTCTCCGCAGCAGTATTTTTATAGGACTGTACGGTCTTAGTGTTCTTCATAATGTCCTTTTAAAAATGGGCTGGTGGAGTTCGAGTCCACTAAGCGTTTTAAGCTGTCAGCCCTAAAATTTAGTTTCTGTAACCAGGTTGTTTCATAGGATGAGCTTTAACTTTCTTCACACCTTCAACTTGGGAAGAACGGATAGCCTCTGTAGTATCTTCATACTTCATTACAGAACCGCTTCCTTCAGCTGAACTCTCATCTTTTGTTTTATGTGGCCCATCTGGAAATACTGAAGATTTCCCTTTAGAACCAGCCCAAAAGCTATGATCATCAATACGTTGTCCACCAGACATTGCTTTCCCCATTTTTTGACTATCTACCATAATTTCCTCATTAGCCCTAAAGGGCATTATTGTTTCTTAAACTTATTTTTATCACACAACAGCCTAAAAACCAAAATTAATTTACATCATTGCCATTTGCTGTTGTTGTTGTTGAGGCTGCTGCTGTCCTGGCTGTTGAGGAATACCAGGCATACCGCCCATGATTTGCTCTAAGAATCTATTGGATTCACTAGTCATTTTAGCATCAACTTTCTCGCGATCTTCTTTAAAGATCATGTCTTTTTCTATAGATTCGAGTTCATTTTGTTTAAGCATTGTTTCCAGCTCACCAAAGCGTACTGTGACATCGATAAGCTTTTCCAACGCCTCCATTCTATCTTTAGTCGCGAGTGCTCTATTGCGTGTGATCTCTGAAAGTCTTTCCTCAAACAAGCCGACATTAGCCTCTTCTCTTCCGGCTCTTTCTCTAGCGCTCGCGATATTAGCCGCCGCCCTGGAGTAAAGTTCTTTAAGTTTTGCATCTTCCACCGCATGAGCCACCATTTGTTGATCTTGTTGCATTTGGGCAGCTTGCTGTTCTTGTTGTTCCAAAATCTTGATAATCTCGGCTTTGCCTGTGATGTTGAGTTTTGGAATAATCTGGGATGGTGAAAAGACTTCTCTTCCAAACCTTTCGTTTATTTCGAGCATTTGTTGTGCTTGAAGATTTTGTTGGGTAGGAGTAAGGTCTGCCTCCTCAACCATCGTTTGACATCTAGAAAACACTTTGGAATAGAAATAAGGGGATGGTTCTTCACCCACTAACAGGCTTACTTTAGCTGCATTCCAGTTGTTTTGCATGATCTGAAGAAGTCTTTCGCCAAGCAATTTGTCGGCAAAATCCCACTGATCGAAGTACTTTTGGAATACCATTAAGTTAGCAGCTTGCTTAATTAAGGCTGTAAGGGAAGAAATCTGCTTATCCTGTTGTCCTGACCAGTTTTCAAGGTTAATTCCTGATGTAGCTTGGATCAAGTCGATCATCTGTTGCGCAAGAGCCAAATCGGATTCGGGAACAGCACTAGGGATGATCTTTTCAACATCGGTCATCTCATAACCATCGTTGATGATTACGTCCCATCCTTGCCCTGATTTCTTCAGATTATCTTCGTTGGCAACGGCGCCGATCTTACGTTTCCAGCCTGCGTTAATGGTAGCAGCAGCGATATCGTTATTGGAAATTATCTTGTAGTTTGCCAAGAACTGAGGGTCACGCATAGTGCGGACCAAGGATCTAACACGCAAGTCATAATAGTTTTGATGGGGCTCATAGTTCCAATAGTAAGGAACAAATGGGCAGTCATCAAATCCTAGAGGGTTTTCCCCTTGGTACATCAATTGCTCATTGAGAACTACAGCAAGTTTCCAGGTAGGAACATCAACCGTGACCTCTTCCATATCCGGAATATTATATAGAAGCTCTTCACGCTCTCCATCTGCTCCACCAAAATCAAAGAACTGGTTTCTAGACTTGCTATAAAGGCGCTTCTTCTTTCTTTTCCATTTATACCATACATAGGAAAGAACGAGTAAATCGTTTCGAGCCATGTTGTAGTTTTCAGGGAGGAAGTAAAAGCTACCGTATCGCTGAGGCGTTCCAGCCATGGGGGAGATATGTTCCAGCTTATCTGGAAATCTATCTTCTGCTTCTTTTTTGCTGATATATTCTTGGCACCAAACAAACTGGGCATCACTCATATCAGGATTGCGGAAATATGGATCCACGAGGAAAGCATTATATTCCCAGATCTTAGCCTTCAACTCACCTTGAGCAGGATCGTTACCACTGAAATCAAGAAAAGGTTGCAAAAGAACCATACCAGAAATGGCCGCCAGTTCTTTGGCTTTTGACTTTTGCTCATGGATTCCCCCTACATTTGCAGAGTGAATAATCGCTTTTGTGTACTGGTCCGCTGTCTGATTGTCTCCGCCTTCACTAGCCTGATACATGAACTGTTTGCGGTGCTGTCGCTCGTACCCCGTAACCATGTTAACAGGCTGTTGGATCAAGTTGAAATAATACTGTTGATAGGAGGTAGAGGGGCTAAAGTTGAAGTAACGATTTACGAAAGTCTGTGACCCAGCATAAAAGAGCGTATCAATGTTGGATTGATTCCAGCGCGACTGTTCAATTGGCTGAAACTTGGAATATAAATTGTCAAGCCACTGACGGACATTTCCCTGCGAGGGTTCCATGGCGTCGTTCCAAGGCGGATAATAGAAAGAAATAGGAGCCTCCGAAAGCCGTTAGGTCTTTAGAGCTTACCATATAAAAAATGTTTTATTATAGCAAGTTACTGCTTTCTTTTAGATTCAGCTATACGAATTTTTCTTTCAGAACGTTTAAATGTTAAACGCGTTTGCTCAAGACTTAGGTTTATTTCGATAGCAATCTTTTTAAACGTAGTTTTGGGAAATCCATTCAATCCCATACGCATTTGATAGATTTTTAACTCTCGGACAGTAAGCACATTTTGAATATTCAAGGGTTTCGGTGTTTTCACATCGGGATGCGCTAAAGCATCTTGGTTTTTGTCTCTTTCGACCAGATCCTTACCGTTGTAATTTACACTAAGCGTGAGTTGATTCTTTTTGCCACCCTCCTCAATCTTCTTCAAACGCTCTTCGATTTCTAATAACCGTTTACCAATGTATTTAATTTCATTGTGAGTTTGTGAGAAATTTATGTTTTCTGTCTTTTTGACGAAGTTTCTAATCTCATCCATAAACTTGTCAAGATATGGTCGAAGTTGGGTGTCATCAATTCGTAAAGGTTGCTCAAGGAGGGATGTTAAGCGCTGGATGTAGGTATCAGAGGCTACAATCTTTGTCAGGTTCTGGATTGGGTGAATCAAGTTAATGATATGGGTTTCTAGCTTGGATATACGATCATATATCCTTTTTTGAACTCGCTGTTCTTCAGTCAATCCGTCTTCTTCTGGAGGATATTTAAACATTATCATCCTTTTTCAAGCTATCGAGCAAATTTCTGGCTTTGGTCATATTTTCAATATAGGAAAGATATTCCTTTTCGGTTCCAGGAACTACCTTTTTTAAACCTTTGCATCCAGGTTCGCCGCACTCGCATTTATTTATGCATTTACATGTTATTTCTCCACATTTGCATTTGCATAATCGCAAATATTCTTTTTTTGTATTCATTAAAATAATATTGGTGATTCTTTGGAAATTTCATCCAAAAAATTATTACGATATAATGCTGCAATTCTCATTCCTATTTCACGATGAGCCATGTGGACATGTTCATAAAAAATATCATCAAATTTATCCTTGAAATCGGAATAATCTTTGCCTGTCCCATACATTTCAACTTCACCGCAAATTTTATTACTCATATTTCTCAACACTTCTAGATTTGCCACATAATCGCATAAATATATTATTTTATTATCTAAGGCTGTAATATCAACAAATAAATCATATGAAGCTATTTTTAAGGCTTCATCTTCATCTTCATCTTCATCCATTTTTAAATCCTAAATATTTTAACCGAAACGGCTTCTTGTTTGAAACCTGTTATTCATGTATTGATCGTTCTTTTTGGGATCCACATAAGGCTCATAGACCGAAACTTTATGAGAATTTATTATATACCTAAGGGCGTCGACTCCGTGGTCGTCCTTCTTTAAAGGCTCATCATAACCACGGTCGGCAGCCTTGGGATCCCACACATATCCTTCAATCTCGCGTATGAGATTTGTGCACTCGGAACAAACCATTAAAGATCCCTTCTTCATTTCGCTTGTCATTTTCTGGATGCCGTTCTCAACATCGTTATTTGCATGTACAGTATGCAGGCCGCGCCTTCTAAGTTCAAGTTGAAAAGCTTCGGCGGACGGGTCAATGTAAACCTGCTTTACACCATAAGGCTCAAGGAAGGCCAGAACATCATCGGCAAATTCAGAGTTTACCTTCTGTCTCCCTGTTTTCTTTGGGTCCCAGTAGTATTCTTTTTCGACCCACATTATTTTCCCAGTTTGGGTATATTTTCCTGTGGAAACACCCACGAGAATACATGCGAAAGCGTTGACCGTACCATAGTCAATACCAGCAACCCAATATTCAGCGGCAGCAGGAGGACGACGACACACGTAAAGATTATGATCCCAAAAATCGAATATAGCACCTTCAGCCAAGCACCAAAGACCCAGGTAATTTCTTTTGTAAAACAGGCCAGACAGACTATTACGAATGCGCAGCTTATAATCTTCATCAACATAGGGGTTATCCTCTAAAGTAAAGTGCAAGGCATAGTAATTTGGGTCGCCCTCCTCTGCGCGATCTATCCATTTCTTAACCTTGTGATTCGGGTGAGAGGGGTTCATACTAGCAAAACCCATCGAATGCGGCATCGAAAGACGAGTGTCTATCATGTCAATAATACTCTCAGGATAAAGAGTAATCTCATCGCAATAACCAAGTGACCAGGTGTTACCCTGAAAACTTCCAATAGCACCCTCATCTTTTGCACCAAGCGTTTGAATGGTTTTGTCTTTGAACTTCAACTGCCGTTTACCAGATTGCCATGAGCAAAAAGGCCTAAATATGGCAAGCTCATTGCTTTCTAGGATAAGCTTAACAGCGTTGCGATAGATGGTATCGGAGCTATGTCCCACCATATAGATGAAAGAATCTGGACAGTCGTTAACAGCCTGCATGAATCTAAACAAGGTGCAAACCGTTTTACCAGTTCTCACGGATCCATGGGCCAGATTCCAACGTTTTGTTGAGTTAACAACGAATTCGAGTTGTTTTTTTGAAAGAGGATCTTGCATACTCTACTGATATACATGAGGATATTTTTATGAAAAAGCTTAAATGCAAGCTATGCGATACGATCGTTGATTTTCCGAAAAAAGATAAGATCACATGTAAATGCGAAAACCTTACTCTAGATGCCAAAGAAAGAGTGATTATATGTGCTAAAGGCGAATCAAGTTATTGCATGATCGATGATGAAGGATGCGACATTGTAAACGAAGTCAAGCCCAAACCTACAAGGCAAGAGCTATTAGAGCTTTTAAAGGGGATACGGGAGAATATAGAAAAACTCCCGCAGGAAGCACTAGGAACATCTATCAATCACTATGATTTGCTTTCCTTAATCTTAGTGCTAGAAGGGCTCTTTGAAGCATCCTGAAGCGATGAAAGTTGTTTCATCAGCTCTTCAAACTGATTAACCGTCTGAGGAGAAACAAGGATCTCATTTGGCGTATCGCGCTGATCCAGTCTATTTTTCCCAAGCCAAATCAAAAGCGAATTGTCTCCGGGACCTTCAAGCGCTTTATCATGCTGTTTTTTACGGAGCAAGCTATTGCCTTTATGCTTTCTTTGAGCAATGAAATCACCGGCCGGGACACCGTATTCTTCTTCTATGCGCCTGTAAAGCTGAAAATCACTTATATCAAAGTAGGGAGCAATCTCCATACCAGAGCAGCCAGCCTCTAAAAGGGCTTCAACAATCTTCCAGTTGATTTCTACAGGAGGGCGACCAAGCTTTTTGTTGTCGAATTTCTCCTTAGCCTTTTTAAAGCGAATAGACTCGCCTGTGCTTTTACGTGCCATATGCCTCAAATAAGTCTAATTGTTCTTGTTCGATTTCCACTGCATCAACCCTAGCCCTCGCAATCTTGGCATATTCCTCGCTTTTCTCAATGCCCACGGCAGAAAATCCTAGTCTTTTGGCTGCAACAATTGTTGTTCCGCTACCTGCGAAGGGATCTAGTACAATGCCATCTTTGGGAGGCATTACGAGCTTAATTAGGTATTCCATTAGTTTGAGAGGTTTTACAGTGGGGTGATTGTTTTTTTGAATTGTAATATGACCTGATCTGGTATCACCGGAAACTGTTGAGCACATCCCTCCCCCTATTTTATCGGGCATCCCCTCAAGCCCTGCATTTCTTTCAGCACTGGAAGCCTTGGCGCAGTAGAAGAAGCGGGAAGCGCCGCCCGAGTCGCCGATTCCATTTTCGATATTCCCAGTTAAATTCAATCTTCCTGACATCGAATTTGTATGATGGGCTTTTCTTCTTATTCCAGGCTGACCACTCTTTAAAATCCCACTCTGCTGATCTAGCATCTCTCCTGCTATTTCATCGAGTATTATGTTTGCGGGCCAGCGGCCTGTTCTTGGCTCACTTTCACCTATTGGTTTCTCGTAACCACCATTTCCAAAACGGTTTCCGTGCCATGCGGATCGATCTCTTAGTTGAGTAGTGATTTGGTCGGTTCCAATCCTACACTCATCAATATTAATCCCCGCGACACCCCATTTCTCTGCGTTCTGGGCAAACGTTCCATCGAGAGGTTTCATTGCGACTATGATAGGTTCATATGCAGGCTTTAAAGCTGTGCCATATCCTTTAAACCCAAAATGATTATGAGACTTAGGAAATCCACTTCCATAAATCCACATGATGCAATCTCTTATCTCCCATCCAGCGCCTTCAATAGCGCACATGAGATGATGATGAGTCCGTGAACCCCCGAAAGCTAATAGATGAGATCCTGGCTTACAAACCCGAAGGGCCTCTTGCCAATACTCAATAGCTGGAATTCTTCCGTCCCAATCCTTTCCCATGAAGTGCAAACCATAGGGAGGATCCGTAACAACACATGAGAAATGGTTATCGGGAAACGTTCGCATAACCTCTAGACAGTCACCTTGAAGGATATTTTGCATCAAATGATTACTTCTTTTTCTTCATCATTTTTTTGCCCATCTCACAAGCCTTATCGCGTTTTTGATCTTCCTTAAGAAGAGACTTCTCTTCTTTGACCAGTTTTTTCGTGTTCTTTTCCAGTTTTTTGATCTTTTTGTCCATGAGAACCCTTCTTAAACTCGTTAATGATATGGTTGATGTACATTTTGTATAGATACATTGGATGCATATACACTCCTCAAAAAATATGATTACAAAAATAAAGTAAACAAAAATGTTTAAGATGTCAAATTGCTTGCAGATAAACTAATTTTTGGATTAAGAGAAAGGAGTACATGATACTTCTAAGGGTTTGCCCCTAGTGACTGAAAATCGCTAGGGGTTTTTTATTTGCTGTGAAATTCCAGCTATTTTATCTTATAGGGGAAATTCATCAGAATTTGAGAGAGACAGCTACCCTCTATAGGCAATGGGCTTATAGGGGGTTTTTTTATTTGCGGTTATTCTTGATTTCGAGGATAATTGCGACTTCCCCCCTTAAATTCTGCTAGTCAGGCGCTCATTGAAAAATGAGTGAGGGGTGGATTTGTTTTTGTAAACGTCTGATAATTAGGTTTATGTTACTTTTTTAATGGTTGACAGATTAAACAAATTACGCTAGTCATCTTCCCCTCCTAAAACTCCAAGCACTTCTTTCAAACATTTTTCACAGGGAACTTGCCTGCCTTTCGCTTTCATTGTGCAGTAAATATGATCAATACTCATGAAATGGAATTCGGCTCCTATGAATCTTCCACAAAGAGATTCTTTTTCTTTTCCGGCATAGGGGCTTTGGATACATATCACGGATTCTTCCTCAGTCATAAAGTCTCTTGATCTTATTGAATTTATAGATTTGGCGCACTTGCATCTTCCTGAATTCAGGGTAATCTCTCCATTCCTTGATTGCGCGCTGTTTTTCTTCTTCGAAGTCTCCAGCGATGATATCCCAAAAGAAGGAGGGCTTCTCTTCCTCAGTCATCTTTCTCCTTTAAACATCGTTCACAAAACGATATTGTCTTTCCTTCATCAAGATTTAGTGAATAAAAAATTGGTTCTTCGCCACATTTCTTACAAGGAATGTGGTTAAATATCTCTCCCTCACTCATTTTCTTTCCTTACAGATTTCAGGGCTATAAAGATGATCTAGCAATTCTTTAGTGTGAGCGATTGAAACTCCAAGTGGATCGCCTATTCTCTCTAAGCGTTTGATTTCATCAACAATCTGTTGGCAATATTGTTTTATCATTCTTTTTGATTCTTCCGGAGGGTCGTACCAACACATGCAAGGCATTTTTCCACCTGATAATTTTTAAGTGTTTTGTTGAATTGAGCACTCAGATTTCATATTCCTCCCGCTGCATGAGCTTTTCAGCTACAAGCGCATTAAAGCTGTCATTGATTGGCTTGCCATTTACCGTTCGACTACGTTTGAACTCAAGACAGGTGTCAATCGTCATTATGGGGCATTCTGTCTTGATTTGCTCTTCCGAAAAGATTTGCATCTGGTAGGCAAAAATGTTTAGGACATGACGATTATCCCACCAGTGCTCACCGAACTCCTCTTGGAGCATGTCGCTAATGTTTTTGATTGTTACGGTTTTCATCAGTCATTACCATCCTCCAAACAATAGCAGTCGATTAGCAGGTGCCAGCATTTTAGGCAGATTTCTTCATTCATTAGGATCAAACCCAGCTTTTAGCATCCATTCTTCAACGTAGTCACTTACCTCTTGCAATGTTATTTCATTCCGAGGCTTTTCAAAATGTTTATACGAATCCTTGAAGAAATCTATAAGAAACCATTTTATTTTTTGAGCATCACTTGGTTGAATTAAATTCATGCCTCATCCTGCCGCTTAAATATGGGTATGAAAGCTTCTTCAAGCTCGTGGATGAAGCCAATGGTTTTATCCAGATCTTCTCGTGTAATGATCTTCTCGGCTAACTGTATGGCAATGTAAATGGCCATGACATGCAAGTCCTCGTGGTCGTCCTGCCACTTTTGGATCTTGAAAAATCCGTTAAGCTTATTGGCCTGCTTAAGGTAATGCTGGGTATTTTCCTCTATCTCATCTCTGACTGGTTGTACTCTCGGATACATTTGTCGCCTTCATCGATTATGCTTTGACTCCATTCTGCCCCACACTCGCATTTACACTCGAAATAGTGGCAATGTGCATGTATTTTACCACTCACGCGAAAAGGGTGCCAAGCTTTTTTTTCCATTATCTTCCAGTTATGCAAGTGAAACCTCTTAGGCTACTTTGTAGATTGGTTCTCTCTTTAGCCACTTTCCAGATTTTGTGTAAATATCTTTGTGCTTGCCATCGGGCGTGATGAACTCATGAGATGATTCTAGTTGGATATACGCCCATCCCCTTGAGAAGTGTTCATGGATTAGATTTTCATGCGAAATGTAGACTGCAAGTTGAGTGTCCTTTAGACTTTCATAGGCCATGTTCGACTCCCTGGTTTGGGGGGTCAACATGCCTACTTCCAGATTTTTTCTTCCAGAAATAAAATGATGCGCTCAAGGTCTATGTCCATATTCTTTATGTAAACTAATTTGTTTATTGTTTACTTCTAAAATCCTGCACGTTACACTCGTCGCCTAAGTGCGAGGCGATTATGCAAGATTTACAGTTTGATATGTTCACAGACAGATCCCCAATGACTACCGAAGAGGCTCATATTTTAAGGCAAGAGATCCAGCATGTGGTTAAGACAGCAAATAATGTCAGGCGCGGTCTTTTTGCTAGACTTGGAGAGCAAAGCAAGCTTATTTTGAAGCTATTGCAAGAAGTGGAAGATTTGAAGACTAGGCGCAAACCTATAGTCTTTGAGTTCCCCAATACTGAACCCAATTTATTTAGGAAAATGAAATGATCCCACGTGATTCATACTTCACACTAGGTCCAGCGTTGCCAGCACCTATTCCCAGAGTTAGCGAGCCTCCACTTTATGACTTATATGTTGAAAATAAATCGTTGTTCGACGATTATATGAAGCATCAAAGAGAACTTGCTGCCGCGCAGTTTAAGAAAGAAGTAAAACAGAGGCAGTTTAGACATGTGTATAAATGCGAACCCAACATACCAAAGCCAACAAAATGAGTATAACATCCAGATTCGAACCAATCCCCTTCGATGGAAAAATGTTTCAATGCCTCGACGAGGTAATTGCGTATTGCATCGAAAAAGAGCGAGCCAACCCCAAGCCTCCCGAAGTTGAAATAAACTACTCACGCAACCCTTACTCACATTTCAGGCCTGCCGATGTAGAGCCAAGAGATCTTTATCTAGATCCGCGAGAATAATAAAAAATCCCCTTGCACCAATTTCACGACCTTTGTTATGGGATTTCCTAAACCTTAGGAGAAACCATGTGCAAAGATGATTGTGATTGGAATTATTTCATGACAATGATAGGTAAAGAGGAAATCTTCCATAGAGGCTGTCCCGACTGCGGTCACCATGATATTAGCTTCTTTGGATACTGGCTCACAGTTCCTCAACCTTATCAACCCTACGTAGAATACACTTATGAATTTGATGGAGAAAATAGAATCATTATCAGATAAAGACTTCCTCTGTTTTTACTGCGGTAAGAAAGCTGGCGGATGGTTTGCTTCAAATCCTGGATCTTATGAGACCTACGACTGCAAAGCTTGCGGTGATTGGACTACTGGTGTAGAATTGTGCCGTTGGAAATTCGGGGAAGACAAATTCATGTGAATGTTATCTCAAGGGCAATCTCTTTTGGCTGTCCTTTTCTTTGCTCATAGACCCAAGTAATTCTTTCATCACTGTCAGCCCTTCCCGGCGCAAGGCCTGGTATTAACCAATCGGCTACCTTATCCCTAATTTCCTTCA